GAAATCAGAGATGATTTCCTCGCCCTCTGGGATGATGAAAATGGTGAACTATTCATCAACTCCATTGTGGGTATCCGTCAGGTTACCCGCCTGTTCAGTAAGATTGAAGTCCCATGCTCTGAAGAGCGTGTTGCTTCGGCTTACTCTGCGTTTCTTACGTGTGAGAAGGAACTCGAGGACTATGAGCTAGGATCTGTTGATTGGGAGGAATCCCTTGACAGTTGCCTAGATTCACCCTTCTATAAGTTGGGTGAAACCCGAGCCGGAAGGCTCGGTCGCATTGGTCGGCTTCTTTACGGTGATGTGTACATGGATATGTGCACGGCCCTTCTTGAAGGGCACCCCGTTCCGAAGCATGGTCCTGGATCAACAGCTGATCGGCTTCTCGGTAACGAGAAGTTCCTTCAGACTGAATGGCCAGTTCGCTTGGATAGGTCCTTTCCTGCTGGAGAGTACCTTTTGCCAAGCTGGAGGTATAAATGATTACCTCGACCTTGTCGATTTCCTCGAACCTGAACGTGAAAGACCCGTTAGGGTCATTGACGTTCTAAAGACGCACAAGACACCACGGCTCATAGCTATGGAACCTACGTGTATGCAATATACACAGCAGGCTCTATCTATGATTCTCGTGGATAGGCTCCAGAGGGATGATATCCTTGGAGAGCTTATCGGTTTCGATGACCAGATCCCTAATCAGGAAATGGCTCGAGAAGGCTCCGTTTTTGGAGTCCTCGCAACACTCGATTTGAGTGAAGCTTCCGATCGTGTTGTGAACCGCCATGTAATTGAGATGATGGAATCAGCCGGTCTCTTTCGAGATGCCGTCCAAGACTGTCGCTCAACACGGGCGGACGTACTCGGTGAGGTTTTAACTCTCACTAAGTTCGCGTCTATGGGTTCAGCGCTTACCTTTCCCATTGAGGCAATGTTCTTTCTTTGCCTCATCTGTATTGGGATTGAGAATGCGCTCAAGCGTCCGTTGACTCGCCGTGACCTTAAGTCACTGGTTGGGTCTGTACGCGTTTACGGTGATGATTTGATCATTCCCGTGAAATTTGTGCCTTTCGTTGTCAGTTCGCTCGAAGACTTTAGTCTCCGGGTGAACATGGACAAGTCTTTCTGGACTGGGAAGTTCAGAGAGTCTTGTGGTAAGGAATACTACGAAGGCTTTGACGTTAGTATTGTCAAAGTTCGGAGTTTTCTTCCTTCACATCGAACGGAATTCGGAGAGATAATTTCCACTGTATCCACTAGTAACCAGTTTCATAAGGCTGGTTTGTGGAATACTGCTAAGTGGCTAGGCGACGTTATAGAAGGATTTATACCCTTCCCAGTCGTTCTAGAAACATCTCCCGTCTTGGGCAAGTTCAGTTTTACCGGCTCTTATCAAGTCGATAGACTGCACGGAGACCTACATAGCCCTTTAGTTAAGGGTGCTGTAGTATCTTCCAAAAAGGTACGTCGTGAGACGGACTCTATTTGGGCCCTTCTCAAGTGGTTTTTAAAGGAAGGTGAACAGCCTTTCTTTGACAAAGACCATCTTGAGTTTTCCGGACGCCCCATTGACGTCAGCATCAAAATTCGATGGGCTTCTCCTTTCTGAATCATCGGAAATGGGAGGTGGGGATTACAAGCTTTGCTTGTAATCGTGGACCTTTGAGTCCACTGGAGGAGGCCTAGGCTATCCTCTCAGGAGCTTGCTCCTGGGGAGGTACACTTAGCAGTGCACCTCCC